GTAGTTATTGATAAAATAGAGGAAACTACACCCATTACATAAGGATTTGTATGGAAAACTGTGCATTATTCCTAGCAACAATGCTACATTCTGCGACCAACACGCATTTCTTTCATTGGTCAACCGATTCCTACGCAAAACATAAGGCTTTAGCTAAATACTACGATGGTATTGTTGGCTTAACAGACACCTTTGCCGAATCTTATATGGGCAAATACGGTAAATTTAACGCCTTTCCAAGCGTGTACCACCAGCCTAAAGACCCAATACGCTACATGGAATCCTTACAAAACTTTGTTAAAGAAGCCCGCCAAGACCTACCCCAAGACCCCGAACTACAAAATATCATTGATGAGATCGCAGGCCTCATTAACAGCACCGCTTATAAACTTAAGTTCTTGAAATAAAAGGATATTTATGCCACTCGATAAATCAGGTAGCGCAGAAGCAGTCGGTAAAAACATTAAGACCGAGATGAAGGCTGGCAAGCCAAAAAAACAAGCCGTAGCCATTGCACTTAGCGTTGAGCGTGAGAACGCCAAGGGTGCAAGAAAAGCTAAGTTAGAAGAAGCATACGGTAAGTACATTGAGGAAAAGGCATGAGTCGTAGGGATGACATCCGTGCAGCAGTAGAAAAGCACGATAAGCCTATCCCTAAGACAACGACAGGTAAAGGTAAGAACTATCTACCAACCGACCAAGGGGCTGGTATGACCGCTAAAGGTCGTGAAGCCTACAATCGTAAGAACAACGCTAACCTAAAAGCCCCCGCCCCAAATCCTAAGACCGATGCCGACAAAGGCAGAAAAGCTAGTTTTTGTGCAAGAATGGGTGGGGTAGTAAAGAACAGCAAGAACGCTGAACGAGCAAAAGCAAGCATGAGGAGATGGAACTGTGGCTAAACAAGGACTATACGCAAACATTCACGCCAAGCGGGAACGCATTAAGGCAGGATCAGGCGAAAAGATGCGTAAAATAGGTAGCGAAGGCGCACCATCCGCTAAAGACTTTAAAGAATCTGCTAAGACTGCTAAACCGCAGAGCAGAAAAGATATGATCCGTGAAAAGATGAAGGATATGTAATGGAACACATGAGCCGCAAGTACAAGAAAGAAGATGCCTTGTTACGACCTGAACATAAATCTACGCTAGAAAAGCAACAAGCAGAACGCATTGCCCGTAGAAAGATGCTATCTAACAAACTTAAAGACTTGGATAAAGAAGTAAAGTAAATGGCTACGCTTGCTGAACTTTTAAGGCTTGAAGGCGGTGCTTTTGTAGGTTACCCTCAAATGCCTAATAAAACTGTGCCACAACCACAAGGTGGGTATGCAGAAGGCTTTTTATCATCTGCTACAGGTATGCCACAACAACCTAATATGTCGGTGCTTGACCCCAATCAAGCTGCATATCTTGAAGGCCGCCAAGCTGGTGAGCCAGTAAACATTGCTGCTATGGCTTTGCCTTTTGGAATTGGTGTTGCTAGAAATCCACAAATGTTGGCTAGGGCCGTAAGTCCAATGTCAAGACCACAAACATTAACAGAATCTACTGTTACTACTAAAGGTTTACCCCGTACATTAGCTAATATTTCAGGTAATCCAGCCGCAGAAACGCTGGCCCTTGAACGCTATAGGGCTGCTGCATCACCTAACATGCAAAATGTAACCCAAAGACAGGGATATTGGCAGGGCGAAAGTAATCCAGTATTTGTATCTGAAGGCAGCCGTAGTTTAAAAGTAGGTGGTAATAAACAACTGTTAAAGGATATGGCTCAAACTGCGGAAAATTTAGAACAAGCTGGTGCTACTGCAACAAGGGCCACAGCACTACCATTTGGTGATTTATCTAAAGGTAATGCGGCATTTTTAACCCGCAATGGCAAACCTTTAACTAATGAAGATGTTACAAAATTAAATAGTGCGCTATCTGAAACAACTGCTGTATTGCAACATCGTAAAGGGGGAGAAGGTTTATTATTTAGTTATTTAGAAAAAACTACGCCTGAAGAATTGCAAAAAATTGTTGATATTTCTAAAAAAACAATACCTGAATTAAAAATAAAGCCAGCATTATCAAGCCCAAAAATAGATAGAGTTTACTATGACCGCCCTGAATATCAGAGTTTGGGTGCTGTTGCCCGTGAAGAAAACCTAAAAGGTCAACTTACACAGGCATTTGATGAACTTCTTAAGAAGAAGGGTTATCGGGAGTAAAGTCTATTAATTTATATGGAATGGTTTTCCAAGCCGCATAAACAAGATGTTTGCCTTGAGGTTCACGCCCAAAATAAACCCTGTAAGCGTTTTTATACTCATCAATACTTGCAATTAAAATGTTATGCTGACCGCCAGTACCCGCATATCGAGTGTTTAAATTAGCACAGGCTTCTGTAACCGCTTTAGACACAGGATGTACCCCGTTTTCCCAGTTTGTATATGTAACACGGTGAACCCCCAAGAGTTCTGCTGCTTTCTCTTGGGTTACACCTATATTGCTACGCCATTGTTTTAAATCAAAAGTCATGTTACCCCCTAGACACAAAGTCAATGTAGCGTTTTGTAGTATGTCCATCAGGTAAGTGTTCAGGAGCATCAAGAGTAGGCAATTTATCAGCATAAGCCAGTAAAGGCTCATAAAGACCTAATGCCTCTCTCCATGTATCTTGTTCACTAAAACCCCTGCGGACACAGGTATAAATGCAATGAGTACGATATAGAAATGGTTTCATGTAGTTCTCCTTATGCGTAAGCAGTCCAATGTGATGATTCATAGATTGGTTTATTGCTAACTACAGCAACAGGCTCAATCTTGTAAGCATTAGCAAAACTGTAAATTTTGATATAAGCACTTGATTCGGTAGAGCTTTTTTGAATCAGTTTCTTAAATGGTTTGCCAATAAACTGGTTAGTTGCTGGTACACAATTACCTTGCAAAAAGCCATCAGATTCAGATAATTGGGCAATTTTGCAAAAAGTAGCTGTTTTGTTGCCAACCGCTACAACTTGGTAATAATCTACATTGGTTTGGTCGTAACCCCAAGAACTACGAAACACATCGCCAACCTTGACACCATGATTAGCAGATGCTTCTTTGGCTTTGGCTTTGCGTTCTGCTTTGCGTTCTGCCCAAGCTCTAACATTGGTAAATGTTTTGGTTACTTCTGCTAGGCGTTGTTCTGCATTTTTAAACCGATAATGCCATGTAGGATTAACTGCACGACCTACAAAGCATAAACCGCCTATTGTTGGTGATTCTTTGTAGTAGATTTGAATACCTAATTCTTGGTCATCCCAAGATAATTCGTAGCCTTCTGGGATATAGCGTTGAGTGTTCTTCATTTGTAATACTCCTTAACTGTTTAGCCCCATTTATGAATCGCTAGGCAAGTTGTTAAATAAATCAGCGATTAAGTACATTGTAGCGTATTACTACACTAAGTCAACTACTTTATAAAAATATTTCAATGTGTTGTAATTATGCAAATTGATGTAAAATTAATTTATCTTAATCAAACACTTGGGTAAGGTATGAGCATTAAAGAACAAACAAATAATCCAAAGGGTAGACCTAAAGGTAGCCCTAACAAGTCAACAGCCCTCGCTAGAGAAGCTATCGCTAAGTTCGTGGATGGTAACAGCCATAAGTTACAAGAATGGCTTGACGAGATCGCTATGAACGAGAAGCTAGGGCCAAAGGTAGCGTTTGATTGTTTTATGCAGGTCGCTGAGTACCATGTACCAAAGCTGGCTAGAACAGAACACACAGGTGATGCAGACCAGCCCGTTAAAGTAATCCACGAACACAAGTTCCTTGATTGAGGTAGTCAAAAAATACGAGTATCCCTATAAGTCAAGGGATGCTTTCTTAGACTTTCATAGGCGTGAACAACGCTGGGCAGTCCTAGTCTGTCATAGGCGGGCAGGTAAGACCGTAGCGACCATTGCGGATACGATCCGTAGGGCAGTCATGGAAAAGAAAGAGAACGCTCGTTACGCCTATATAGCCCCGTACTACGCCCAAGCTAAAAACATTGCATGGGATTACTTACTCAAGTTTGCAGAGCCAGCCATTGTTAAGGCTAATCAATCTGAGTTATGGGTAGAACTGGTCAATGGGGCTAAGATTAGACTGTTTGGCGCAGATAATCCTGATGCCTTACGGGGTCTATATCTAGATGGTGTCGTTTTAGACGAATATGCTGATATGAAGCCAAGGCTGTGGGGTGAGATTGTGCGCCCATTACTTACAGACCGCCAAGGTTGGGCTACCTTTATCGGTACACCCAAGGGTCATAATGCCTTTTATAACATCTACAACGAAGCCCAAAAGAACCCAAACTGGTATGTTAAGACCCTAAGAGCAGACAAGTCAGGACTATTGCCTGAAGCTGAACTCTTAGACGCACAACAGTCTATGTCAGCTAATCAGTACGAGCAAGAGTTCTTATGCTCATTTGAGGCCGCTATCATTGGCGCATTCTACGGGCAGGAGATGCGTAGGATCACCGACCTTGAGCGTATTACTACGGTGGACTATGACCCTATGTTCCCCTGCCATACCGTATGGGATTTGGGGTACAACGATTCCACGGCTATCATTTGGTTTCAGACGGTATACGGTGAGATACGGGTGCTAGATCACCATTCATCTAACGGTCAACCCATATCCTACTACACAGGTTTACTTGCCCAAAAAGAAGATGAGTACGGGTACAAATATGGCACACATTGGCTACCCCATGACGCTAGGGCAAAAACACTAGCAAGCGGTGGAAAGAGCATAATCGAGCAGATTTCTGCAAAAATTGACATAAAACATCTAAAAATCGTACCAAATCTGTCAATTCAGGATGGAATACAGGCAACACGACTTGCATTAACTCGCACTTGGTTTGATAATAAGTGTGAAGAATTAATAGAATGTTTGCGTCAATACCAAAGGGAATGGGATGATGATAAGAAAGTATTTAGGGATCGCCCAAAACACGATTGGACAAGCCATTCGAGTGACGCTATGCGCTATCTCAGCCTTGTTTGGAAGGATGAAGAAAGCCCTATCCTCAAAGATACAAGGATTAAAGGACTACATATTGGGCAAACGGATGTAACGCTCAACGAAATGTGGAAAGAAACCCCCAAAGTAATCAACAGGAGAATTTAAATGACAACAGCAGCCGCAACATTTGCATTACCCTACGAGCATGTAGCAGCTTCACAAACAGCCCAAGTATTAGGCACAACTGGCGCAACTGGCGATTATTTACACCGTTTAGTTATTACTGTATCCGCTACAGCTACTTCTACTGTAAGCCTGTTAGATAACACTACATCTCATGTATTAGTAGCCGCCAATACTGCAATCGGTGTTTATTCCATTGAAGTAAATACTTTTTCTAAAAATGGTGCTTGGAAAGTAACAACGGGTGCTGGTGCTGAAGTAATAGCAATAGGTAACTTTACCTAAGGATTAACATGGATCATACATACGAAGATTGGTACAACTGCATCGCCCAGTACGAGCGTACATTCAAAGAATGGGAAGGCAGAGCCGATAAGATTGTTAAGCGGTATCGTGACGAATCCCGTAGCCGCAACAACCCACAAGCTAAGTTTAATATCCTGTGGAGCAATGTACAGACCATTACCCCTGCGGTATTTGCAAGACTGCCAAGACCCGATGTAAGCCGTAGATTCCGTGATAACGACCCTATTGGTCGTGTAGCTTCAATGATGCTAGAACGGGCATTAGAGTACGAAATTGAGCATTATGGTGACTATGCCAGCGCAATGAAGCAATGCGTTCAAGACCGTTTACTCGGTGGGCGTGGTACAGCATGGGTGCGTTATGAACCACATATCGTTGGTCAAGCTGCTGGAATGGGAGAAGGTGCGCCTGAAGATGGTTTCCAAGTAACCGAAGATACAGATGAAGCAGAAACTGAAGGCGGTATCTACCGTGAAGATCAAGAGCGTATCGAGTACGAATGCGCCCCAGTTGACTATGTTTACTGGCGTGACTTTGGATTAACAACTGCCCGTACATGGGAAGAAGTAACTGCAGTATGGCGTAAAGTCTATATGGAACGCCCTGCCTTAGTCGAGCGTTTTGGTGAAGAACTAGGCGGTAAAATTCCGCTTGATACCAAGCCTGAAACATCTAAAGCATTTAATGAAAAGATGGGTGAAATGGCACGGGAAGCCCTAATTTATGAGATTTGGGATAAAGCCACAGGTCAAGTGATTTGGCTGTCTAAGTCAATGGGCAAGATTCTTGATACCCGTGACGATCCGTTACAGCTTGAGAACTTTTGGCCTTGCCCAAAACCCATGTTCTCTACCCTTACGACAGACAGCCTAATTCCTGTACCTGACTTTGTACTGTACCAAGATCAAGCAAGACAGCTAGACACGCTGGCAGACCGCATTGATGGCTTCATTCAAGCACTTAAGGTTCGGGGCGTGTATGACGCTTCTGAGCCTAGCTTACAGCGTTTGTTTACAGAAGGCGAGAACAACACTCTGCTACCCGTTAAGAACTACGGTGCATTTAGCGAGAAGGGTGGACTTGTAGGTGCTATTAACCTTGTAGATATTGCCCCAATTGCTCAAGGCTTAAACATGGCTTATCAGGCTATGGAGCAGGTCAAAGGGCAGATTTACGAGATCATGGGCATTGCTGATATTCAGCGTGGTCAGACCGATCCGAATGAAACCCTTGGCGCACAGATCATTAAGTCAAACAATGCTTCAGGGCGTTTAAAGACTATGCAACATGAGGTAGTGAATTTTGCTACTACTCTTTTGCAGATCAAAGCACAGATTATTTGCCAGCACTTTACCGATGACACAATCGTTAAGATTAGCGGTGCAATGCAATTATCCCCACAAGATCAAGCACTTATCCCACAAGCATTGATGCTTTTGAAGGATGAGCCAGCCAAGAATTTCCGTATTGAAGTAACTACGGATTCCATGATCTATCAGGATGAGCAGCAAGAAAAGCAAAACCGCATGGAATTCTTGAGCGCAATTAGCGGATTCCTAAGTCAAGCATTGCCAGCCGCACAATCTACGCCTGAACTCACTCCAATGCTTGTTGAGATGCTCAAGTTTGGCGTAACCGCATTTAAGGCTGGTAAAGGTTTAGAAGGTTTGATTGACGAAACAGCCGATAAGTTCCGTCAACAAGCCAAGGCAATGGAAGGTCAACCCAAGCCACCATCACCTGAAATGCAGAAGTTACAGATGCAAGCGCAGATGGAACAGACCAAACTGCAAGCCCAATCACAGGCTAAACAGGCTGAAATGCAGATGCAAATGCAAATTGACCAACAAAAGATGCAGATGCAGATGGAACTTGAAAAGGCTAAACAAGAGTACCAAGCACAAGAGAACCAGCTTAAATTCCAACTGGAAGAACAGCGTAACGCTATGGATCGTGAGATGGAGATCAAGGTCGCTCAGATGAAGATGCACACCGAGCGCAATACACAAGTCTTGTTAGCGCACATTAACAACGGGGCTAAGATTGAGGTTGCTCGTATTGGTTCAGATGATTCTGATGGCGCACAAGCCTACATGACCGAGATGGATATGGCCGAATCTATGAAACATCCTATGCAGCCTATTGCCGATGCTATTGCCATGAGCAACCAGCAAATGACCCTAGCATTAGGTGATTTGGTAAACACCATTAACGAGAACCACAATAGACCGAAGCAGGTAGTTCGAGGACAAGACGGTAAGATTATTGGAGTCCAGTAATGCCTATAACAGTCAAGCATAGTAAGACTTCAGCAATACCTGACGCTGGGGATGCAAACCTAGTACAGCCATCCGATTGGAATGCTGACCATACCCTTACTGGGCTTGGCACAATGGCAGAGCAGAACGCCAATGCGGTAGCGATTACTGGTGGAACAATATCAGGGGTGACTATCCCTGCATCCAATGTAACGGGTACGCTACAAGTTAACCAAGGTGGTACAGGCGCAACAACCCTGACAGGCTATGTCAAGGGCGCAGGAACTACAGCCCTAACCGCATCCTCGACCATCCCTAATACAGACATTACGGGTTTAGGCACGGCATCGACTAAAGATGCTGGGGTGGCATTAGGAGTAGCAACCCTAGACGCTGGCGGTAAAGTACCTGTTTCTGAACTACCTGCCGCAGTCCTAGGCGCACTTAGTTACCAAGGAACATGGGATGCAAGCACTAATACACCTACCCTTACTTCTTCTGTTGGTACTAAAGGTTATTACTATGTTGTCAGCGTTGCTGGTAATACTAACCTTAACGGGATTACTGATTGGCTTGTGGGCGATTGGGCGGTATATAACGGAACTGTTTGGCAGAAGGTTGATAACACCGAAACGGTAACCTCGGTCAACGGGCAGACAGGCGCAGTCGTATTAACCACGACCAATATTGCTGAAGGTACAAACGAATACTTTACTCAAGCTAGGGCTAGAACTTCTATTAGTGCTGGTACAGGCATTAGCTATGACAATGCCACAGGCGTAGTAACCAACGCTGCCCCTGACCAAACTGTAGCTTTAACTGACGGTACGGCTATTGATGTAACGGGTACATACCCCAATTTCACCATTAACAACACCGCACCTGACCAAACCGTAGTTTTAACGGCTGGAACGGGCATAAGCACTAGCGGCACATACCCTAACTTTACTATTACCAACACTAGCCCTAGCTTGGGCGGTGATGTTGTTGGCCCAGCTTCTTCTACAGACAATGCAATAGCCCGTTTTGACACTACAACAGGCAAATTATTGCAAAACAGCGTAGTTTTAGTAGGTGATACGGGCGTGGTAACTGGCGTTACAGAATTAACCGCATCCACCAAAGTCGTTAGCCCACATTTTGATGCCCAAAACTCTGCTGGCGGTCAATTAAGAAACGCAAGCGGAACACCACAGATTCAATGGGGCGGTGGTGGCGGCAACAATGTTAGCGTTGATGTAGCTGTAAACTTAAACCCTGCTAATTCACAAGTTGATTTAAGCCCTACTGGTACTGGAACTGTACGAATTAACCCAGCTACGGCTGGAACAATAAATAACATGGTTATTGGTGGTACAACGCCTTTAGTCATTACTGGTACAACCATTACAGCAAACACCCAATTTACTGGTGCTGGCACAGGTTTAACTGGTACAGCCGCAAGTTTATCTATTGGCGGCAATGCAGCAACAGTAACAAATGGTGTAGTCACTACAGGGAGTTATGCAAATCCGTCTTGGATAACTAGCCTAGATGGAAGTAAAATAACAGGAACAATGGATGGCGGTTCATTCTAAAAGGAAATAGGTATGCCAACGACAATTAAGCTAAAAAACAGCGTAACGACAACTAGTGTGCCAAGTAGTTTGGTACAAGGCGAAGTCGCTATTAACATTACCGATAAAAAGGTATGGGTGGGAAATGCCGCCACAACCCCAATTCAGATTGCAGGTGCAGGAACTACGGGTAATGCGGCTGGTTCAAATACCCAAGTTCAATATAACTCTAGTGGTTCTTTTGCTGGCGATGCCGACTTCACTTTTAATGGCACTACAGTAACAATGGCGAATGATGCTTCTATATCAGGTCTTACTGTTGGTAAGGGTGGTGGTGCGGTTGCAACAAATACTGCATTAGGAGTAAGTGCATTAACAGCAAATACAACTGGTTCTTTAATGACTGCTGTAGGTTATCAAGCACTTCAAACTAATTCAACTGGTGATTCAAATACGGCTGTAGGGTATCGTGCATTAAATAAATCAACAGGAACAAATTGCACAGCTATTGGATATTTAGCAGCTTACACAACAACATCAGGCGCAAATAATAATGCGATGGGAACGCAAGCGTTATACTTAAATACAACAGGTGCTTCAAATACTGCATTAGGTGATTTTTCTCTTTATTCAAACACCACCGCATCTAATAACACAGCAGTCGGTTATCAAGCTGGTTATTCCAATACTACTGGCACTATCATTACTGCTATTGGTAGACAAGCCTTGTATAACAACACAACTGGCACAGATAACACAGCACTTGGCTATGCAATGGTTTCCAATACTACTGGTTCGTACAACACAGGTATTGGTTTAGCCGCACTCCAATCCAACACCACCGCAAATGGCAACACAGCCGTAGGTTACCAGTCTATGTATAGCAATACTACTGGATATGACTGTGTTGCTATAGGTCATAAAGCCTTGTATTCACATACAACTGGTGATTCTTCTATTGCAATTGGTTCAGCATCTTTGCAAAATTTAACTACTGGAAGAAATAATACTGTAATTGGTTATCAAGCTGGTTTTTATACAACAGCATTAACAACAGGCGCACAAAATATTCTTATTGGTGCTTACACAAGAACAAGTGCCGCTACATCTAACTACCAATTTATTATTGGATATGATGTTGTTGGTCAGGCTGATAACAATATTACTATTGGAACTACATCAGGCAAAATTTACAATTCATTTACTGTAAACGCAACTTGGACACAAACATCAGATGGTCGTTTAAAGAAAAATATTCAAGACGAAACACTTGGTTTGTCATTTATTAATCGGTTAAAACCAGTTAAATATGAATGGAAAGCAAGCAATGAACTTGACAAAGACAACCCATATTACGCAGAAGAAAATAAGCGTACTACAGGTGTTGTTATGCACGGACTTGTTGCCCAAGATGTAAAAGCAGCTTTAGATGCAGAAGGAATTAATACTTTTGCTGGGTGGGATGAAGGTTCAGACGGAATACAGTCTATTAGTAGAGAAATGTTTATTAGCCCGCTTATTAAAGCAATCCAAGAACTCAACGCAAAAGTAGAAGCACAAGCATTAGAAATCGCAACCCTAAAAGGAAACTAAAATGACTGACATCATTAACCCAGCAGTAGAACAACCAACCGCAGAGCAAATTGCCCAGCACTACTCGGCAGCTATGGACAGCGTAAATCTCATCAATGGTGGCAAGCTAGAAGGCATGGAAGATGCTGATTGGGCAGATACCATTGCTCGCAATAAAGAGCATCTCAAGATTATGCTGGCGAAAGACTTTTGGACAACGGAAGATTTAGCACCACTAGAAGCCGCCAGCAAATAATTTTTAACCACTAGGAGAATGACATGGGCGATAAACAAAAAAACCCCATTACCATTGAAAATGTAGAGTATGAATTTTCTGACTTAACACAAGAGCAACAAGTCTTATTTCAGCATTGTGTAGATTTAGACAGAAAAATTAACAATACAGCATTTGCGTTAGACCAATTAAAAGTAGGCAAAGATGCGTTCTTTGGGATGCTAAAAGAGTCTTTAGAAAAAGATTCTGAAACGGTACAGTAATGTTTTCTACGGCTTTCCAAGCCAATGCGTTCCAAAATAACGCATTTCAAATATACATACCCCCATCTACAGGACAAGTAGGCGGTGATGATGCGTCTTGGACAGAAGATGATTTAAAGAGATTACGCAAACTATCCGCAAAGATTGCTGACCGTCAACGCAAACTTGAGAAGGCAGTCAAAGAAGCAAACGATGCAAGAAAACAAGCGTTCAAGGATTTGATTGATCCTGCGCCTGTTGCAAAAGTTAAGAAAGCTAAAGTACAATCCAAACAAGAGGTTAAGGCTGATATACCGTCAGACGATACACTAGAGTTACAGCGGTCTATAAGCTACCTTGAAAGACAACGGGATAACATCCTTGCGGCAGTAGCTTACAGACACCAGCAATATCTCATCCAAGAGCAATTGCGAGTAATGGAAGCCAAACGCCAAGAGGAACTTGACGATGAGGCGGCATTATTACTACTGATATAAGTGCAGACGCACAATATAAATTAGCTTACGATCACCTACACGCTGGTCGCTACGAGGCTGGCTTTCGGTTATTTGAATACCGCTGGCATCCTGACATTATTGCCAAGCAAACCCAGCCCTACAAACCTGTTTTAACGATTCCTGTATGGCGTGGCGAGTCCTTACTAGGCAAGTCTATTGTGGTACAGATGGAACAAGGCTATGGCGATGTATTGCAGTTTTATCGTTTTCTACCCGCCCTAAAGGTTATGGGGGCAAAAAAACTCATTGTCTTACAAGAATCCTCACTTCATTACCTTATTGGGCAGATGGAATGTATTGATCTCATTACCAATGCCACCGAAATAGGGGAAGCGGTAGAAGCCGACTATTGGATTGGATCAATGTCGTTGCCATATTACATTTCAACCGCAATGCCTTATGTTAAAAGCCTGTTCCCAGTTACTAAAAAAAAGATAGTGGGTTCAGAAGGCTATTTAGAAGCCACGCCTAGCAATATTCCTGCAAGAATCGGGGTAAATTGGGAAGCATCCAACAAAAGCCTGTACTACATTAAGTCAATAGACAGTCGAGAAATGCTTGATTTAGTGGGCGATAACTGTTATTCCCTAAATCCTAAGACTGAAGGGCCATTCCACCCACTTCCTAACGATGGTTGGAAGAAAGATTGGCTAAAAACCGCCCAACACATGAAAGCAATGAAGGGAATCGTCACCGTAGACACAGGCACAGCGCATTTAGCGGGCGCATTAGGCGTAAAGTGCGTGGTTTTACTACCTAAAGAGGAATTTGTCTGCTGGAGATGGAAAAATGGCCGTTGGTATGACAGTATTTGCGTACTTAGACCCAATGAATACGATCAATTACCTGACATCATAAGGAGAATGTAATGATTTGCCCGAATTGTGGATATTCCCAACAAAATCACATCGAAACCAAGCAAACGGATGAAGAATTCTTTTTAGAGTGGTGGACACCGACCATTGGTGAGGAAGCTGCTAGAGCGTCATGGCAAGATAAGGTCGCTATGAAGTCACGGGAAGCCCCTATGGTAATGCCCGATATTGAGGGGCATATCTCTATGGCAGACGGCACATGGGTTTCTAGTCGTTCTAAGCACCGTGAGAACCTAAAGCGTAATAACTGCGTGGAAATAGGCGATGCTGTGCCAATGCAGCAAAAAGCACCTGAAATTAGCCGCAAAGACCAAGAAGCCCGTAAACGGCAGATTGCTGAAATAGCATATTCAAAACTTAACTACCGATAGGAAAAACCATGTCAGATGACCGCAGAGAGATGTTGGAAGCCGCACTAGAGCAAGCTGAAGAAGGCACACTTGAAGCACCTATTGAAAAGGAGATTGAAGTAAATGACGATCCAATCCAAGCCGAAGAAACCCATAGCGAAGAAAACCGTGACGAAAAAGGTCGCTTCAAAAGTAAGCAGGAAGAACCCGATGGCCAAGACGATACCGATCAAGAATCTGAACTGGTTGCAGAAGCTAGTGATGTTAATGAAGAACCCGAAATAAAACGCCCTACTACTTGGAAAAAAGAGTATGTAGAGGTATGGAACAAAATGCAAGAGGGCAAGCCTTTAGATAAAGCGGAGTTTGCTAAGTTTGCTGAATATGCTAACCAGCGTGAATCCGAGTACAAAAAGGGCGTATCTGCTTACAAAGCAGAAGCCGACAATGCACGGCAATTAACCGAAGCAATTGGCCCATTTGTTCCTGAACTACAAAAGCATGGCATTCACCCTGTCACTTGGATACAAAGTCTAGGTCGGGCGCATTACACGCTGGCTAATGGAACATACGAACAGAAGATAAATGCCTTTAATAGACTTGCACAAGATTATGGAATACAATTAAATCAAGATGCACTTCAGATGCCTGAACAGGCGTATGTAGACCCGTATCAACAGCAGTTAATGCAGCAACTTCAAGCTACCCAGCAACAAGTTCAGCAACTGTCAGCGATACGGGAGCAAGAAGAAAATGCTCGGTTGACCCAAGAAATCAATCGAGTAAGTAGTGACAGAGAGCGGTTTCCGCACTTTGACATGGTACGGGAAGATATGGCTCAATTACTTGAGAGAGGTATAGCCCAAGACCTTGAAACGGCTTATGCCAAAGCGGTGCGTATGAATGATGAAGCGTTCAAGCTAGAGCAGGATAAACTCCTGAGATCAGCAGGTTCACAAGCATCTAAGGCACAGCAAGTAGCAAAAGCCAAAGCAACTGCTGTTAGTCCACGATCCGTTACTCCTAGCGGTCAAGTGTCTAAATCAGATGCAAAGGATAGACGATCCTTGCTGATGGCTAATTTAGCCGATGCAGAGGGTGGTCGGGTTTAACTTAACTAAATAAAGGAAATATCATGGCATTCGCAAATAGCGCAATCACCGATATTATCGCTACCACCATTCAAAGTCGTAGCGGAGTATTGGCAGATAACTTAACAGAAAACAATGCAATTCTTCAACGATTGAACTCCAAAGGTAATGTTCGCCCATTCTCGGGTGGTAATGTGATCTTGGAAGAAATCATGTACAACGACCCAGCAACCAACAATGCTAATAGCTATAGCGGTTACGAAGTCTTGAACATCACTCCTGATAGCCCAATCTCGGCTGCTCAGTTCAGCATTACGCAGTACGCTGACTCAGTAACCATGAGTGGTCTAGAAATGTTGCAAAACAGCAGCAAAGAAGCAATCATCGACCTGTTAGATGGTCGTATGCAAGTTTCTGAAGCCCGTCTGTTAAACCGCATTTCAGGTGACTTGTATGGTGACGGAACAGGTAATGGCGGTAAGAACATTACAGGTCTAGCCGCTGCTATCAGCACTTCACCTACAACTGGTACATACGGTGGTATTAACCGTGCAAACTGGACTTTTTGGCGTAACCAAGCAACAACTGGTGCTGACTCAGCCGCATTAATTCAAGCTGCTATGACTACTGCCGCTATTAAATCTGTTCGTGGTAATGATAAGGTTGACCTTATTATTGCTGGTAACACTTTGTATTCACGCTATGTAGCTTCTTTGCAAGCGATTCAGCGTATTGCTGGTGTAGACGAAGGTGCAGCAGGTTTTGCATCCCTCAAGTTCTACGGTGGCGGTATGTCTGCTGATGTGGTACTAGGTGGTGGTATTGGCGCACAAGAGAACGCATTGTATATGTA